TGGACGACGAACTCGAAGGAAAGAACCAGGTCGAGGCCGATGGTTTGCCCCCGCCATTGAAAGAGACGGACTTCGCCCCGGGTGGCGTTGAACGGCTAAAGTCCGAGATGTCAGATATGATCGATAGGGTCGTGAACGATGACGAAGCCGAGGGGCTCGCTCGGTTCGAAGAAGAGCGGGACCCGCGATGAACCGCTACGAGCAGGGCGTTTACCGCGGAGATTGGGACTCGGATTTGTGGGCGCGCTTCCTCGAAGCCCGCATGGCTCTGATCGACGAATGGGACCGCAAACTGGCGATGAGCCCGGTCACCATGGCTGGCCAGTTGAGCATGGACGAAATGCAGGCACGGCTTCTCACCTTGGAGGCTCGGCGCAGAAGATCCGTCAAGCCGAACGGAGCGAATTCAACCGCGGCGCTCTACGCTTTCATGGGCTGGCTGACCAGTCGGCTTGAGCCGGTGACTTTCAGTTCTGCTGATCTGATCGAACAGTTTCGGAAAGTGCAGGGATGGGATAATCCTGCCGACGGATGGGAAAAAGAATTCGTCCCGATGCCGGAGGACTAGCGAGGGCGCGATGGATGATCTGCGCGCGGTGCTAACCTTCGCGTTGGTTGTCACCGTGATTCTTTTGTCGATCTGGGTGGGCGCGAGCGCTTTGGAAGCGAATGCCTATCGCCGGCTCACCGGCAAGCAGGTCTCGACCTGGGACGCCATGTTCATCGAACTCCGAGTCCAAGAGCCAGTCGCCGCGGAGCCAACGCCATGACCTACCCACCCGAGCTGGAGCAGGCGGTGGCGGAACGGCTGTGTGGCGCGCTTCTTCGCGAGGACAAGGAAAAGTATCCAAAGCGATGGGAGGACTTCGACATCCAATCGGAGATCACGCCGCAATGGCTCGCCGTGGCCCGTGAGGCGTTGGCTATGTGCGAGAGAGTGGGAAGGAATGTGTGGAAGGTAACCGGCGCGTCCGTCCAGCCCGAGACTATGCCAATTGATCTCACCCCGGTAGTCGAGGAGAGAAGATGAATCCAGAGGAGGACATCGTCGTTGAGCTGCTAAATGAACTCCAGGATGTCGCCCGGAGGATCCATACTCAAGCGCGCATGGAGGAACGGGAGCGGTGCGCGAAGGTGTTGGATGAGCTGGCTGAGAGTTGGGAACGATCAGCACCGGCAACGGCCGGCGCCGCAATCCAAGCATTCCGTTCGGGTGCCGCCAGCCTCCGCGCGCTGCCGGAAGTTGACTGATGGCGATCAGCGAGCGGTACCTTCTCGACATCCTCCAGAAGCAGAAGGCGCTGCTCGAAGCGATCCTCATCCACCAACTCCCGCCCGGCGCAACCTTGTCCTATGGCCCCAGCGATGCCGGGGAATGGACGCTGACCGTGCATCCGCCGCTCGGCCGCCGGTCATGGCTTCATCGCCTCCTGGTCCGGCTCAAACTCAAGAAGGAACCACTCGCTCCGATCATGATGGCGACTCCCGAGGTCAACGATTACGTCGTGCGTGAAGGCGGGGCGACATCGGCCAACAATCCACCGTCCGATCCCGAGCTCAATGAACCCGTCATCCGCAAGAAGAGGTACAGGGGATGAGTGCGCGCGCGGCCATCGCCGTTGCCCTCGTCGCCCTCTCATGCGAACGCATCACCGATGGTCAGGTCTACGAGATGTGGCGCGAACCGGAGCGCGACTACTTCTACCTCATGATGTTTCCGATTGTCCATTCGACCGGGGAGTCCACCTTCACTACGTTCATGTACATTCCGATGCACGTCCATGATTACGAGGATTTCGCCCTGCGGATCCGGAAGCTGAACGACAAGGGGAAATGGCAGAAGCGGACCCTTTACGTCACCAAGGATGAGTGGGCGCGAATCCAACTCGGCCAGCAATACGTCGTGAATGGCGCCCGCCTATCGGCGAATAAGGACGCGACTCGCCGAGCCGCTTCTGGCGAAGAACGCCACGCGGTTTCGAAGCAACCGCCGGACGAGCGGTGGATAGACTACCGCTGCCTCGGGAACCCGGTCCGAGGTTGACGGGGGCCGTTGACGATGGCACCTGGGATCAACAGCCTAACTGTGATCGAGGCCGTGTCCTACCGTGGTCGGCAAGCTGAAGCCTTGCGACTCGCGCGCGAAGGCTACACTTGGCCCGAAGTCGCGCGACGGGCTGGTTTCAACTCGAAGCAGGCGGCGCACAAAGCGGTCAAGGCGGCACTCGATGATATTATCCGTGAGCCGGCGCAGCAGTTTATTGCTGCCAAGATCGCCGAGATTGAAATCGCGAAGGCAAAATGGTGGCCACATACGGGACCAGGGATCGAGACCGACGAGAACGGGAATTCCACGATCAGCGACAAGGGTCTCAGGGCCTTTCTCTCGCTCTTCGATCGCGAGTGCGCGCTCCGCGGGGTCGAGACGCGAAGCCCAAAGATCAACGTGAACTTCTTCCCGCCCGCCCCCACGCCAGGCCAGCAACTTCCCGAGGTTCCAGATGACCCGGACAGGGAAGCCGCGATCGCCTTCCACGTCAGATCACTCCAGACTCTCTACTCTGGCGGACCCATCGGACTCGTGGTCGCCGGAGAACCTGGGTCCGGAGGGAGTGGAGCGGTGGGCCTTATCGCTGGCGAGGAAACGCCCGGCTAGGTTCGGCGAGTACATCCTTGGCCTGGTTCCCACCGCTTTTCATATCGAATGGCAGGACCTCTGCAGCACCTATAATCGGCTCCTCTTCTTCGCCCCGATCGAGCACGGGAAGTCGACTCAGATCTCGGTCCTCCGCGTCCTCTGGGAACTCGGCACGAATCCCGACCTCCGAATCGCGATCATCTCCGATACCGAGACCAAAGCCAAGAAGTGGGTCAGTCTCGTTCGCGCCAACATCGAGAGCAATCCGGCTGTGCGGCGCGTCTTCCCCGACCTCGTGCCCGAAGATCGGCCGGGCTACGTCGCAGTGTGGAGCGATGAGCGGTTCAACGTCCGGCGATCATCGCTCGCGGCCTTCACCGAGGCCGACAATTCCCTTCGAGCGTTCGGGCGCGGAGGTCCGCTTGGCGGCTCGCGTTTTGATCTCATTATATGTGATGACATTCTCGATTTCGAAAACGCGCGCACGGTCAACTCTCGCGACACCACATGGGAATGGTACAAGTCACCGGAAGGGCCACTCTCGCGTTGCGTCAAGGGCGGTCGTATCATCGATATCGGCACGGCCTGGCACGAGGACGATTACCGGCACCGGATCGAACGCGAGCTCAAGGAGTTTCATGTTGCTCGCTATCAGGCCGGCCTAGGAATCTGTCGATGGCCGGAGGTATGGTCCGAGGAGCGGCTCGCCGCGAAGCTGGCCGAGGGCGAGCTCGAATACGCGCGCCAGTTCCTCAACATCCCCTTCGGCGAGGCCACGGGCTACCTCCCGATCCTCTCGGTTCGTAAGTGCCAAGAACTTTGCGACGACCCGCCTGGCTACTGGATGGGCGATGTCCCCAAAGAAGCGATCCGCTGGGCTACAACCGGGGTCGACATCGGCGGCACCACGGATCCGAGCGGGGCCAAGGCGGCGATCTGTGTCCTCGGGCTCGGGGTCGACGGGTTCAAGCGGCCGCTTCACTTGCGTTCTGGGTTCTGGGTCGGAACCCCGCTTTTCGAGCAGATCGTCCAGGTCTGGCTCATGTTCGAGCACGTGCTGCGCGAGCAGATCGTCGAATCGAACGCCCAACAACTCCACCTGGTCGGGATGCTCTCGGATGAAGCGATCGTGATGGCGGTGGCGACGAAGCTCGGGATCGATCCCGAAGTGGCGAAGCGGCTGGCCGGGAAGATCGCTGGGGCGACGTCCGGGCTCTACACGACCAAGCTTGCCCACCGGGAAGACGTGCGCTGGGGGATTCGCGGCATGGGGCCGGAGATGGAGGCGTTGAAGTGGCGGTTCCCGAAGGGGCAGCCGGAGATTGCGGCCCTCTTCGAGGATATCCGGAAGTATGATCCGGGGGCGCACCCGGGGGACCGGCTGGTGGCGTTGTACCTGGCGCACGCGAAGATGCTCGGGCAAGGAACGCCGATTCGGAACATGGCGCGGTCGCGCTCGATCAGGGAGATCGCATGATGGATGATGAGATGACCAGGGAACAGATGCTCGCGGAGGTGCTGCCGGACACGCTCGGTGCCTCGTTGATGATCGCGCTTGCTATGCAAAAGTTGGGGAGCACGAACGAGATCATGGAGGCGGTCATCAAGGCGACGGCGTTCGCGTATGAATTCTGGGCGATCAACGGGGTCATGCCGATGCCGTCCGATATCATCCTCGAACTGGGGCTGGAGGATGCGGTGACGGTCTTGTGCCCAGGCTGCGGCGTGCGGATGGACATCTCCACGATGGGATGGGTCTGCACCCTTTGCTGGATCCGTCGGCCAGGGTGAAAGGGGCTTGCGCTGGCCCGTAGCCCGTAGTATACGAATACAAGCTCAATTCCACCCTTTGACGCATGGAGGTGCCAGGAATGCCGACTCCCGAAGATCTCATGAACCGAATCCAGAGCTGGGACCGCACCCTCGCCGGGATGGGGATCTACCAGCTCATGGCCGAGGACCCGAACTGCATCATCCAGTTCCAGTACGACGGCGACGATCGCCGGCTGGCCGACGGGATGTTCCGACTCGGCGACCAGCTCAAACGCTACGCCATGAACCTCTACGAGCAGATCGGGGGGATCGAGGCGGCGATCGCCCGCGACCGCGCCCAACGCGCGAACGGCGGCGACCAGGCACCCCCGGACAACGCCTACGTCCCCGAGCAACTGGAGCCGGTCCCCGGCCGCTCCCAGGACCTGCCCCCGGCGCAAAGGCGGCGCCGTGAGGGCGTTTCCCCGCCGGTCGAGACCCGGAAGATCGAGCCCATCGATCCGACGACACTGGGGAGCCGGGCTGAGCCCATGGCACAGGGCGGGGCCCTCTCCCCCGGGAAGCCCCGGTGACGAAGCTGGTAGGACCCGCCTCGGGCGGGTCCAAAGGTGCCCCCACCAATCCGGTCGGCCAGACTTGGGCGCGGTCGATGGTCGTGCCTCGGCATGACCTCGGGGGGCGCCGCGGTCCGGTGGCGAACATGACCCTGCGGACTTGGAGCGACCTCCGCCAGGAGAAACAGGAACGCCGGCTCCAGCCGCGCTTGAGCTATCAGGCCGACCCTCGCGGGATTATCGAACCCCCCTACAATCTCGAAACTCTCGTCAATCTCCTGGCCGAAAACCCGGACTACTACCGGGTGGTCGACCAGTTCGCGACCGACGTCGCTGGCCGCGGATGGGATCTGATCGATGCCGAGGATCCACTGGGCGCCGAGGAGCTCCTCCCCGGCGGGGACGTGGAACGCGCCGCCGCCCGCGACGCGGTGACGATCTCCGAGCGGATCGCGGCCACCAAACGGTTCGAGGCCCTCGGTCGCGACTTCAACGGGCTTCCGGTCCCACTCCGGGAGATCGCCAAGGCAGTGGTCGCTGATTTCCAGGCGATCGGGGACGGCTACTTGGAGCCGCTCCGCGATCCCACTCAACCCTCGGCCGTGAACCCGTCGGTGGGCCAGATCTCGGGGCTCTACCACGTGCCCGGGATGCTGATGCGGAAGACCATCCATGGCGGCAACGTCCAACTTGACGAGTCCGGCCGCGAGGTCGCCTTCTTCCGGCCGTTCGGATCGCAGCCCACGGGGATGGCCCTTATGGATGCGACCGAGGCGCGGATCACCGGTGCTGAAGTCGGCGAACTCAAGCACGAGATCAAGAACTTCCGCCGCTATAACGCGGCCGAGCTTTTCTATGGGGTGCCCCCGATCATCTCCGCCCTGGCCCACGTCTATGGGAACATCTTCTCGGAGACGCGGAACGTCCGCTACTTCTTCAACCGCGCGATGCCCGACTGGCTGGTCGAGATCAAGGCGGCACGCGCGACCTTCAACGATGATGGCTCGAATGCGCTCCTCGACCAGTACGAAAACGCGATCCTCGAGCACATGCACTTCATCCTCCAGGGGGATGATCAGCGTACGCTCGTTCTTCGCCTCCCCACCGGCGATATCGAGACTAAGTGGGAGAAACTCGACACCGGGCTCGACGACAAGGATTTCCTCCTCGGCTATCGGACCGCGAACCGGGATGTCATCATCGGCGTCTATCGCATGCCCCCGCACCGGATCGGGATCGTCGAGACTGCGAGCCTCGGGACGGGTAGCGGCGAGAGCCAGGAGGAGACCTACAAACACAGCCAGCTCGACCCGCAGCAAGAGATGCTTGAGGAGTTCTTCAACGCGATCCTCGACGACTGGGGGTATAAATCGATCCGCTTCAAGTTCAACGAGATCGATGTCATTGACGAGCTCCGCGAGTGGCAGATGTTCGCCATCGCTTCGGCCACGGGTTCGCTTTCGGTCAACGAGGAGCGGACCTGGATCTCAGAGATTCGGAAGACCCAGGACTTCGATGATGTCGATGAGGACATCGCGACCCTGCCGAAGTGGATCGTCGAGCAGAAGTCGGCGCAGATGTTAGGGGCGACGTTCCCGGGGCAGGGCGCATTCCCGACCGTGGGCGATGCCGGCGGGAGCCCGCTCGAGCGCGACCGTGAAACCGAGGATCCAGAGACTGGGCGCCCGATGAACGAGCTGCCGCCCGAGGGCGGAGCGCAGCGACCTCGGCTGCCAGTCACGATGATGAACGCCGTCGACCCGAACTATTCCCGGATCCGGAGCGAGATGGCGGAGCGGTTCCGAAGTCGGGTGGCCGAGCGCCGGCGCGCGATCATGGCGGCATCGACGCGGGCCGCGACGAGACCGAAACCCGCGCTGGTGAACGTTGGAGGGAATGGTGGCGATGGATAGATTGGGACTGTCGATTAAACCGCAAGGAGGAGGAGACTCATGGGAGCGACGAAGAGCGTTAACGCCGTCGTGCGCACGGTTGGGCTCAAGCGCGAGCGGCAAAAGGAGGGGCCCGACATCATCAAGGCCACGGTTCAACTCACCTTCCCGCTCGACTCGGCGTTGATCAGCTGGCTCGGGCGGAAGATCGGCGATCCCCTCAAGGTCTCGTTCGAGACCATGCAGCTCGAACTCAGCGGGATTACGGGCGAGGAAGAGGAGCCGTCGCGGCGTAGACGCAAGGCAACCGAAGAGGCCGGCGAATAAGATGGGCTACGGGGAGCGCAGTCGTCTCGCCCGCTTCTCCGGCGCACCAATCAACGGTGCCGAGCTAGAGCTCAAGCAGGAGCGTGAACGGGCGAGGCCACGCCTTGCCGAATACGAATGCCCCAAATGCGGGAGCAAAGCCTCGGCCCCGCACGCCTACGGGGCCGCCGTCTGTGAGCCCGCCCTCGATCCAGAGACCATGGAGGATGCCGTGGCTCGAGGCGGGCGCGTCGAGGAGATCAAGAGCCGGAAGGGTTGCGGCTGGCTTCTCCGGCTCGAGCCGTTCGGGGATGTGCTCACGGCAGACGACGTCGCCTATGTGGGGCCGTGGCGACCGAGCCGCATGGCGGTGATCCAGGCCATGATGCCGAAGATCATCGAGAACTGGCAGCGGCGCGGCGTGGGACCGCCCGCACTCCGGAAGGCGTCGCAGTGGCGAGACAAGGCCGCGATCGAGGTCCGCATCTCGGAGGTGAAGCATGGGGGAGGGCAACCCGGGCCGGCAGATGATGGTCTGGATCATGCCGCGGGATCAACGGCACCGCCGGAAGCTAATCCGGCAACTGCCCCGGAAACGAGTGATCCGACAGCTTAGAAAGTACGAGGCGCGATGAACAGCAAAGAACCGCAGGAGATACCCGGGGGCATCGAGAAGCCGGAACCGCCATGGGCTCCGCCGCGCGTCGCCGATGCTGTCGAGTTCACGAACGGGCTTCCCGCTTTTGCGCTCGATCAGAATGAGGATTATCGCATCCTTCGATGCGACGTCGAGGGCAATGTCCTTCTCGCGGAATCTGCATTGGCTCGCCTCGAAGAACTCTTCCGGAAGATCGCGAGCGAGGTCGTGCGCGAGGAGATGCGCAAGCTCGGTCTCTACCCGGAATACTTCGGGCCATCGCGCGCGCCGTCAAGCGGGCCTTGACGTTGCCCACGCTTGACGTGATATGATGGGGCGTGTCCTACTCCACGTTCCTCGAGACTAAGCGCCAGCTCGGCGGCGAGCACGGGTTCGATCCTCTCTGGATGCCCAACTTCCTATTCGACTTCCAGCAATCGCTTGTCGAGTGGGCTATTCGCAAAGGGCGCGGCGCGATTTTCGCCGACTGCGGGCTTGGAAAGACCCCCATGCAGCTTGTATGGGCGGAGAACGTTCGTCGAAAGACTGATCGCCCGGTTCTGATCGTTACGCCGCTGGCCGTCTCCTCGCAGACGATCGAGGAGGGAGCCAAGTTCGGCATCGAGGTTCGACGTTCCGACGATGGCACCGCGTACTCAAGTATCACCGTCACGAACTACGAGCGTCTCCACCACTTCAACCCCCAGGACTTCGCCGGGACTGCATGCGATGAGTCGAGTGCGATCAAATCGTTCGATGGGGTGCGGCGCGCCATCGTCACCGACTTCATGCGAAAGCAAGAGTATCGGCTCCTCTCCACCGCGACGGCGGCCCCTAACGACTACATCGAGCTCGGCACATCTAGCGAGGCGCTCGGGCAACTCGGCTACATGGATATGCTCGGGCGTTTCTTCAAGAATGACCAGAACACGATCAGGCCCATGCGGAGATGGACCGCGCAAAAGACTGGCTGGGGGTCCACGCTGGCCGGCGGTGGTCGCGGTAAGTGGCGGTTCAAGGGTCACGCCGAGCAAGAGTTCTGGCGGTGGGTATGCTCGTGGGCTAGGGCCATGCGGAAGCCCTCGGACATGGGCTTCTCGGATGACCGCTTTGCCTTGCCTGAGCTTCGGGTGCAAGAGCACGTCGTGAAGGCCCGCACCAAGGCAGAAGGCATGCTGTTCGATCTCCCCGCGGTCGGGCTCCACGAGCAGCGCGAGGAGCAGCGCCGGACCATCCAAGAGCGATGCGAGCGCGTGGCGTCTCTGGTGAACGATACCGGCAGGCCTGCCGTGGTCTGGTGCCATCTCAACGACGAAGGGAATCTCCTCGAAAAGCTCATCCCGAATGCGCGGCAAGTCAAGGGCGCCGATACCTACGAAGCAAAGGAGGATGCCTTCCTCGCCTTCCGTCATGGACAGGCGCGGGTGCTCGTGACCAAACCCAAGATTGGGGCCTGGGGTCTCAACTGGCAACATTGCGCCCATATGGCGTTCTTCCCTTCTCACTCATTCGAGTCGTATTATCAGGCGGTGCGGCGGTGTTGGCGGTTCGGCCAGGAGCGATCCGTGACGGTGGACATCGTAACCACGGAGAGCGGGAGCGAAGTGATGAAGAGCCTGCAGCGAAAGGCGACCCAAGCCGAAGGTATGTTCTCGTCGCTGATGCGACACATGAACGACGCTCTTCACCTGGCACGGCAATCAGACTTCACGAAACAACAGGAGTTACCATCATGGCTGTAGCCGATCAGGAGATCGCGGAGCGTTACGCGCTCTACTGCGGTGATTGCATGGAGGTGATACCCACGATCCCGGATGGGGCCGTCCATCTATCGGTGTATTCTCCACCATTCGCCGGCCTATACCAATATTCCTCGAGCGAGCGCGACCTCTCGAATTGCAAGAACTACGACGAGTTCATGGAGCACTACGAGTTCGTGGTGCGGGAGATCCATCGGCTCACGATGCCGGGCCGGATGACGGCGGTGCACTGCATGGACATCCCCAATGGCAACACGGGTTGCGATGCGCTGATGGACTTCCCGGGCGATATCATCCGGCTCCACAAGCGCCTCGGGTTCGACTACGCAGCCCGCTATCACGTCTGGAAGGAACCGTTGACGGTTCGGAACCGGACGATGACCAAGGCCCTCGCGCACAAGGGGATTGTGGACGACTCCTCGCGGTGCACCGTGGCATCGGCTGATTATCTGCTTCTTTTCCGGAAGCGCGGCAAGAACCCGATCCCGATCCAGCACCCGAACGGACTTCTCGACTATGCTGGCGAGCGACAGATCCCGCATGAATTCCTCCGCTATCGCGGATGGAATGGGTCGCAGATCGAGAACCGCTACTCGCACTGGATCTGGAGACAGTACGCGTCCGCGTTCTGGGATGACGTGCGGCTCGATCGTGTCTTACCCTACCGGGAGGCGCGAGAGATCGAGGACGAGAAGCATGTACACCCGCTCCAGCTCGACGTGATCGACCGCTGCCTGGTTCTCTGGAGCAACCCAGGAGAGACGATGCTGACCCCGTTCATGGGGGTCGGATCGGAGGTGTATGCTGCGGTGCGAGGGGGGCGGCGAGGAGTCGGGGTCGAACTCAAGCCGTCCTACTACCGGCAGGCGGTCAAGAACGTGCACGCGGCGTTGACGGAGCAAGGCGACCAGGGAACGCTCGATCTCTCAGCCAAGGAGCCGGTGCTCTTGGAGGACGCATGATGCACATCGAGAGTCACCGAGCATCCATAACCCACACGACGATCATCATGGTCACGATCGACGACATGGACTTAGAGGATGCCCCTCGGCATGTGATCGACGAGGCGCTGTCCGCGCGGACTGTCGGCGATCATCTTCGGGCACTCGGCTCGTTGGCGGACTCTTGTGAGTCGCGGGTCCCGTTCGACGAACCGACCCCCTTTCTCGGCGTCTGGGATCGCGCCATGTCGGAGGTTCGCGATCGAATAGAGGAGCGAATTGCGCGCTCGTTGCGAGAGTCCATCATCGCCTACCACCGAGTGCCGCCGAGCCGAGTCGGAGGCCGGGCATTGGTGGATGCTGATGTAGTGGATGAGACTCCAGCGCTCCCGCCACCGCAGAAGCTGATCGGGGATGGAAAACCATGATGCTTAGTGATACTATCCCCGCAGATTGTCCCAAGTGTGGGGCGCCGGGTACTTTCATATACAAGAAATATTGCCCCAGCGCGTGCCACGAGTTTCCAGGAGTCAAACTCAACGACCCCGAACATATGCATCACCGGTGCAGAGAATGCGATTACACGGTCGGTACGGCCTGCCTGGACAATGGCGGGTGGAAGGAAGAGCAAGTGGAGTTCGCCCCCGCAATTCGACCCTTAAGGCGATGATGTCCATGAACTGGCTCCAACGATACCTCCGCTTCATCAGCTGCGAGCACACTCGGCCGAGTGGCGGCAAGTGTCAGAAGTGCGGCGAGGATCTTCCGATGCGCGGCGGCTATCAGCCGCGTGCATTGCCCCCAGGGACGAAGCTTGTTCCGCCGCAGGGTGGTAGCGGGACGGCGATATGGAGTCCGAAAGATGGCGACTGAAGAAGGCCGCGCATCGGTTCCGCGCGAGATCCAACTCGGTCCCGGTCGATGGACGGTGAACTTCGACGGTCAAGCGTCATACGACTGGGGCTTCCAGGGCATCACGCTATTTCGTAGCCATCGGATTCAGATGGGGCCAGATCAGTCGGACACCGATCTTCCGCGCTGCTTGTTACATGAGATCCTGCACGCTCTCGGGTTCACCTGGGAGATCGCTGCTTGGCAGCAACACACCCACGACGACAACGGCAAGTACACCGACAAGATCGATCTCATGTCGACGGCGCTTCTCCAATTCATGCGCGACAACCCAGATGTCATCCTCTGGATGCAGGAGAGTCGATGAGAACGGGAAGCTTGGTTCTCTTTGGCCTGGTATTGGCTGGCGGATTCACGCTCGGTGCGCATGAAGGCTACAAGCAAGCTCTTGAGGGTAAGCCTCTTATCGATGGTCTCTTGGCCTATTGGCTCGCGACGATCTTTGGCCTCGGGATCGTCGCGCTGTTCTCCCTGATGTGGAAAGGGCGATGACCGCCCTCGTTCGCGTCCCCGAACCACGTCGCCGCGGTGCGATCCCGAAGCTCCCGCGCCCGCGTGGGCTTGCTGGCGTCGCCCGACGCGCCATCCCAATCGATGGCGCCGGTCGCAAGTTCAAGAGGGAGATCGCCGAGACGGTCCGCGTCTTCGAGCGCCGGACCATGGCGCACCTCCGGAGCGAGGGGATGCTCGGCGAACTCGCGCGTGCCAGCGACAAGTACCGGGAGCGGCACGGAGAGAAGGGGCCAGTCGGGAGGTCGGGGCGACCCCTCGGTGCTGAACGGGCGCGACGCATCCTTCCCGTCTTCGAGACTGACGAGATGAAGGCGGTGGGTCGGCTGTTCAAGGCCGATGCCGACGACTGGCGAATCGAGCTCGAGGCCGTCCTCCGCGACCAGTATGTGCGTCTTTACAACATCGGCGGCCGCGGGGCCCGGCTCAAGCTCAAGGTCTCGGGCTCGTTCGATCTCCGGAACCCGTTCATCCTGGACGCGCTCGAGGAGCGGGCGAACCTGATCTCCGGGATCTCCGACTCGGTCTACGACCGGTTCCGGACCGTTATTGCCGAGGAGTTCTACATCTTCGGGAACTCGCCGATCGAGGTGGCGAAGACGCTGGAACAGGAATTCGGCTTCCTCTCCCGTGATCGCGCCGAGTTGATCGCCCGCACGGAGACGCTGGCCGTCACGGAAGAGGCTTCTCATACGGTATACGAAGCATCTGGG